GATCTTACATCAACTTGTAAGTTCGCGAAGCGGCACCTTACTCAAAGAAAAAAGTTTTATAAGGAGGCGCAATACCCATTTACAATAGAAAAAGTAGAATGGAACTAGAATGAAAATACTTACGTTAGAAAACAAACCTCTAGACCTAAACACTCTACCGGATCAAATAGAAGAGGATATAAGATTTAGTATATTAGATAATTCAGACTCAAACAATCCTGATTTCTTTTATGTGCCTTTGATCTTTTTAGAATCTTTTAGTTCGCCAAGTTGTGTTTTAGATATTGGAGGTTTTGAAGTCCAAATGCCTATAGATTGGCATATAGCAGTTGGATGTCCGGACAGCGGAAATGATATAGAAATATTGCCATTGACCAGTATAGGAGATAGAGGATTCGAAGCATTTATTTTTAATCCAATGACCAGCTTCAAACCAGACTTCACTCCTGTAAAGGTAATTAATTATTATAACGATGTGAAATGGTACTTTCCAAAAGTAAGAAACGCACAACTTTTAAGTATACCAGTTGAAGAAAAAAATGAACCAATGTGTGCTTTCTTTATTAAGGATATTACTAGGCAAACAGAAGTTATCAAATACGGAGAGTTATTTTAATGAAAGCAGGAAAAATTTGGGGACAAACAGAACTTATCCATGCTAACGGTGTATTAGAATTTCATAGGATTGAATTTAAAGCAGGATATAAATGTTCTGAACATGAACATAAATTTAAATGGAACGGATTTTTTGTTGAGTCTGGCAAGATGCTTGTTAGAGTTTGGCAAGAAGGAAAACAACAAGGTTTGGTTGATGAAACCATTTTAAATGCTGGTGACTTTACTAGGGTCAAACCTGGAATGGTACATCAGTTTGAAGGATTGGAAGATGGTGTAGCCTTTGAACTTTACTGGGCTGAATTTAACCATGATGATATTGTAAGGCGTACTCAAGGTACAAAGGCTAAAAATGGATGAGCAAACTGATTCCAGGACAAGCAATAATCTACGAAAGAGCTAATGGTGTTACCTATGCTCGTTACAGAGACCCCCCACATAATATGATTGAACGTTGGATCGTTGGCGGCGAACCTAAGGCAGTAGCAGAAGCAATGGGTATTATTGATTATGATGAATGGAAAGATATAATGATGACGTCAGAAAAGAATCCTACACTTAGAAAGCTAATAGATAAAGTAAGAACAACATACTACATTTTAAAAGAACCAGAATAAAAGAGAAGGAAGAGTATGGCAGAGAAAGATTACAAACCGGTAAAAACAAACAAAGTAGGCGGATCTCCATTCACAGGAGTGCTAGGTTGGGTAGACGACCGACTGCCAATATTCCGTATGTTCAAATATGAATATCTAGATTTTCAAGTACCTAGAAGTTTAAATTACTTTTGGAGTTTTGGAGGTATACTAATGTTTTGCCTACTAGGACTAATAATTACAGGACTTACATTAGGAATGCACTATAAACCAGATGCTGAAAAAGCCTTTATAAGTGTAGAACACATAATGAGAGATGTCAACTTTGGGTGGTTGCTGAGATACCTACATATGAATCTTGCTTCATTCTTTTTCATAGCAGTATACCTACATATATTCAGAGCGATGTATTTTGGTTCATACAAAGATCCACGGCAAGTGATGTGGTTGATAGGTATTACAATTTTCTTCTTAATGATGGCCACTGCTTTCTTAGGATATACTTTACCTTGGGGTCAAATGAGTTTATGGGGTGCTACAGTAATTACAAGTTTGTTTGGAGCAATACCCGTAGTGGGAGAAACTATAGTAACTTGGTTATGGGGAGGATATGCTGTTGACGATCCTACCATTAATCGATTTTATGTATTACACTGGCTAATTGCTTTTATGATTTTAGGTGTTGTTGTACTACATGTAATTGCTTTACACATTGTAGGATCAAATAATCCATCAGGTATTGAGCCAAAGGATACTAGAGACACAGTTTCATTCCATCCATATACCACGGCAAAAGATATGTTTGGTATGGCAGTATTCTTTACAATTTTTGCTATGTTTGTTTTCTTTGTTCCTAATATACTTGGACACCCAGATAATTATATTCCTGCGGATCCAATGGTTACGCCAGCACACATTGTTCCAGAATGGTACTTCTTACCTTTCTATGCTATATTGAGAGCCATACCTGATAAATTAGGTGGCGTTATTGCTATGGTAAGTGCTATTGGAATACTAGCATTATTGCCATGGTTAGATAGAAGTAAAGTAAGAAGTTGTATATTTAGACCTTTACATAGACAATGGTTTATATTTTTTGTATTAAATTTTATGATGTTAACCTATGTTGGTGCTATGCCAGCAGAAGGAATATACATTACATTAGGTAGAATAGGAACTGCTTATTGGTTCTTGTATTTCCTTGTTATAGTGCCTTTGAATAGTGTTCTAGAAAAACCTAAACCTATGCCTAATTCAATACATGAATATTTAGAATGGAAGGAGCAAGGCAAAATTAAATCAGTATTTTCGTGGATGAAATAATGAAAAATGATCATCCTGAAACAATAATATATGTGGATTCGGACAGAGTATGGTGTATGGGAGAACACATGGATCATCCTAAAGTCTATTATACTGTACCTGAAGAAGGATTTGTAGTTTGTGGCTACTGTGATATAAAGTTTATGAGAAAGAAAAAGGAAGACGATGACAAAACCTAATACCACTTTTAAATTATCGATTAGAGATGTAGAAGTAATAGAACAAGCCTTAAGAAACAAAGCAGGAAGAAGAGGCATGGCTATAGCACAAGGAGATACGTCCCCAGAACTAAAAGCTGAGATGTATGAGATCCAAGATGTGCTTGGTAGAATACATGAACAGAAAAATTTTTATGCCAAGTTTAAAGACGGCAAAACTCCCTACGTGAGCGGATAATGAGAATAATAGCAGGACCTTGTCAACACGAAAGCATTTTAGAATCATTTGAGATAGCTTCTCATTGTAGAAGAATTTGTAAAGATCTCGGATTTGATTACTATTTCAAGGCAAGTTTTGATAAAGCAAATAGAAGCAGTAAGGACGGTATACGCGGAATAGGTTTTGATAAGACAATGAGAGATTTTTATCTTATCAAAGAAAAGCATGGTAACACACTTAAAATACTTACGGATGTCCATACCGTAGAACAAGTAGAATCTATTAACGAAAACCACAGTGATGTAATAGATGTTTTACAGATACCTGCCTTCTTGTGTAGGCAAACAGATTTAGTACAGGCGGCGTGTGCTACAGGCAAAATTGTAAATATTAAAAAAGGGCAGTTTCTTGCTCCGTGGGATATTAAAGGCATCTTGTCTAAAACAGAAGGTGCTAAAGAAGTTTGGATAACTGAAAGGGGAACTAGCTTTGGATACAATACACTTGTTGTTGACTTTACCGGTCTTGACTATATGCTTAACAATTACGATAATGATATTATTTTTGATGTTACACACTCGGTTCAAAAACCAGGTGGTTTGGGTGGATCATCTGGCGGAAACCGAGACTATGTTCCCGGACTTGCTAGAGCAGGATCAGCACTCGGTATCAAAAACTTCTTCCTAGAAGTACATCGTGATCCAGACAATGCTCCTAGCGATGGTCCAAATATGTTACACTTGAAAGATTTTGAAAAGACTTTGAATGATATCAAAACCTATTCTTATAATGGATTACAAAATGGTTGACATTACACCATATGTATACTATAATAAGTTATGAGTAAATTACCATTAAAAGATATACTTGCGGCAATTGATATGGGAGCCAAAGAAGTTTGGGACGAACTATCTGATGACGAACGCAAACAAGTTAGTTTTTATCTTTTGAATAGATACGTGAGTTCACAAAAAGGTAATAGAGATAAACAAGAATTAGCAGTATTCAAAACAAATGAATACTACAATAAAAACTTTTTTAATTTACAAAAACATAAGAAACTATTATGGCAACTTATTTGTATGTCCGGCAACACAAAAAACATACAGTATCATGAGTGGATAGGATACAAAAAGAAAAATGGATCCAATAGTAAAAATGTAAAGTTTTTAGAAAAGTTGTTTCCTAATATGAAAAAAGATGAGGTTGAATTACTTGCTAGAATATCTACAAAAAAAGAATTGTTTGCCCTTGGAGAAGCATACGGAATGGATAAGAAAAGTGTCGATATCTAAACCATACAAGTGTGAATACTGTGGTGCTAGTTTTACTAGAGAAAAAACACTATCAGTCCATATGTGTGAAAAGAAACGCAGACACTTACAAAAAAATGAAAAGCATGTTCAGTTGGGCTATTATGGATTTACAAGATTTTATAGATTGAGTGCTGGTACAAAGAATGAAAAGACTTACGCAGAATTTTGTGACAGTCCATACTATAATGCTTTTGTAAAATTTGGAAGTTGGCTTAATAATGTAAAGCCATTGTATATTGAAAAGTATATTGACTGGGTAGTAACAAGTGGAGTCAAACTCGATCATTGGTGTAGAGATGAACTGTATGAAAAATATGTTAATGAATTTGTGCTAAAAGAAAGTATGGAAACAGCAGTGGAAAGAACTATAGACACTATGATGACTTGGGGAGAAGAAAAAGAAGCTCCGTGGAATGATTACTTTCGACATGCTACATTGAACAGAGTAACCAGAGATATCAAGGATGGTAAGATAAGCCCGTGGCTTATGCTTAATTGTTCATCCGGCAAACAGATGCTATCTCAATTTAATGATGAACAACTTGAATTTGTGTATTCTGTTGTTGATCCTAAACATTGGGCGATGAAGTTTAGAAAGAAACAAGCAGATGTTGAGATTGTAAAAGAAGTTGCTAAGGAATCAAAATTATGAAAACACATTTACTAGGAAATCAACATCAATGGATAATTGAAAGCCATTACGAAGATAAAGAAGAATTTGACTTTCATTGGGATAAAAAAGTATTTCCAAGCGAAACAAGAGAAGATGTAAGTGATCAGACAAGCACGTATAGAGGCAAACAGTTTAATATACATCCTGATGCGTATGTGAACGAATGGAAATTTAAACCTCATTTGCAAGAACAAATTGATAAGGTAGGATTGCCAATACAAATTACAGACTTATGTGCGTTGTGGATAATTGAATATAAAAAAGGTGGCTGGCAAAAAGCACACAGGCATAGTGACCCAAATGTAAAAAAATTAAGTGCCGTTGTTTATCTTACAGATGCTGACCCAGACCCAACAACATTTCACGGAGGTACATTTGCTTATCTCTATGATGGTAAAGGTAACACACATGACTTGTGCTATAAGCCAAACAGAGGAGACCTATTAATATTTAAAAGTACTGTGTTACATGGATCATATCCTGTGAGAGAAAATAAAAAAGTATTTGTAGTTGATTATTTTTATGAGGATAAGTATGTATAAAGTAGTAAAGAATTTTGTAAAAGAAAGCTATAATAACAGTAAAGTTGCTTTCTTCTGTGAAATGGCGGAAGCTACATTCTTGATAAGTGCCAGTGCTATACTCACATATACAGTTTTGGCTCCAGCCACAAAAATCTTTATCCCTTTATACTTCGTTGGAAGTATACTTGGGATAATTAGTGCTATAATAAGAAGAGCGGCATTTGTGATAGTTCTTTGTTCTTGGTTTACTATTATGAATGCTATTGCGTTATGGAGGTTGTTTATATGAAACTAGATCTAATAAAGTCACCAAATGAATGGTTACAAAAGAAAATAGAACCAATGGATCTCGATAATATTCCCGAAAACATTATGGAGATTAAATCAGAAATGGATCGGGTAATGAAAGAATATAAAGGCATAGGTCTCAGTGCTAATCAAGTTGGGCTAGATTATAGGCTGTTTATATTTCACGCTGAAGCATTACAAAATATCAGTGCTGAAAGAGTAAACATGTGTATCAATCCTGAAATAGTTGAATACATGGAGCCGGAAATAGAAATGTGGGAAGGTTGTCTTAGTTTTCCAAAAGTAAATCTTTTCGTTAAAAGACATTCAAAGATTAGGGCAACGTGGACTAATGAAAACGGAAAGAAGATGGATGAAACACTTTATGGTTATGATGCTAGATGTTTTTTACATGAACTAGATCATTTGAACGGTATCACATTTGATAATTATGTATCACCAATTGAATTTAAAAAGGCACAGGAGAAAGCACAGGCTGAATGAGTCAATTAACTGAAAAACAAGTAAGAGCAGAATATAAAGAGCATAGGAAGGATCCAATATTTGCTGAGTGTTGGCCTGATACTAATCGTGCGTTTTATGAATGGTGTGAAGGATATTTAGATTACAAACATATAAAGGCAAAAGAAAATGATGAAGACTGAACAACAAATTAACACAATATACGAACGACTAGGAGATTATTGGCCCAAGTATTCTAATAGAAAGCCGGCGGCAAAGATACACAAGGAATCCTATACAAGTTTAATTGGAGTTATGCTGTCAGCTCAAAGCCAAGATAAAAGAACAGCAATAGCTTGTAAACAACTTTTCACGTTAGCTGATAATCCATATGACATGCTAAAACTTACACAAGAAGAAATAATAGAAGCTATCAAACCGGCAGGACTTTACAACGCAAAATCAAAAAACATCTTAGCAACTTCAAAGGTCTTGATTGAGAAGTATGATGGTAAAGTTCCACAAACACAAAAAGAACTTATGTCCTTACCAGGAGTTGGAAGAAAGAGCAGTGACATAATGATGAGATTTGTTTGGGGTGCTCCTAACATAGCAGTAGATACTCATGTGTTTAGATTGCTGTGGAGATTAGGTTGGACTAACACACTAGACGAAGGCAAGAGTGCTGTCATAGTTAATGATACAACTCCCGACAAATATAAGTATGCGGCTCATATGCAGTTAATTACTCATGCTAAAAGGATATGTAAAAGTAAAAAGCCTAAATGTAATATTTGTGTAATAGATGATATGTGTGATAAAAGACATATTGATGTTCCAAAATCTAAATTGAGAGAAGTAGTGTATGCCTGATATTGATATAGACTTTGCTGATAGAACTGAAGTGCTAGGAAAACTAAAGCATAGGATTGCTAGACTTGATGAAAAGAAAAAACACAATACTGGTGTATATGTGACAGAGATTCCGCATAATCCTGTTGATATGTTATCTACTATTGATTATGAATCAGCAGAAGACAGAGGATATTTTAAATTAGATTTTTTAAACGTAAGCATTTATGAAAAGGTAAAGGATGAGGATCATCTTAAGGAACTAATGAATAAGGAACCATTATGGGAACTGTTAGAAACAAAAGACTTTTGCGACCTAGTGTTTCATGTATCAGGACATCACTCACTTATCAAAAAACTAAAACCAAAGAACAAAGAACAACTGGCCGCTGTATTGGCTATCATAAGACCAGCAAAGAGACATCTTCAAGATAGCAGTTGGGAAGATATTTTTAAAGAGGTTTGGGTGAAACCTAAAGAAGGATATTATTTTAAAAAAGCTCACGCAGTAGCATACGCCCATGCTATTGTTGTACACATGAATTTAATATGCGAGGAACTGAATGGATTGGGAAGTACAAGACTACAGAAAGAAACCACCTAAGAAAGAAGTTGATTGGATAGATTGGCAAGTGCCAAGAGAAATGGCCAGTCAATATATTTGGAGAATGATTTTTTGGGTTTTGTTAATGCCGTTAATCTTCTTTGGGCAATTTTATATTAATGCTTCTTACTTATTGATGCTAGTTTTTCTTGTAGACTATACTTCTTATTTACGTTGGAAGCAGGGCGATGATCAGTTTTAGCACTTCCATCAGGATTATATCCTAGCCTGGTATACAGCTCAGCTAATCTATTTTTAATTTTATGAACTCTTTCTTCTAAACTCATCTTGGCTTCTTTAGCAGTTGTACTGATTTCCTTTTGATTCTTTTGACTGTAAGTTTGTTCAAATTAACCGTAGGACCGTGTGTAACCTTTACATCTTTACTGTTCATTGTTCTCTGAATGTGTTTAAAAGCACCCATTTCTTTACGTAAGAATATATTAATAGGTAACATCCTATTTGACTCCCACCACCATATTTCGCCTAGCTCTATTAACTTTGCTTTTTCTTCTGGTGTTAGCACATCGCTATACACATACATTGTGGTGGTTAAATTATCTTGGTTATTTACAATACCAATAAATTCCTGTCCACCGTATGTAACTACGGACAAAAACGGAAACTTTTCTTCTATCTCTTTTCTCAACATATCTCAATAAATACACTAGTAAGGAAGTTATTTATGCAACAAGTGTCAAGGTATTTATTAACAAACCACACCGTGGTCGTCTTAGATGACTCGGGCAACCTAACGGAGTATAGAAAAGTGTATCAGAGAAACTTAAAAATAGCAAAAGGAATAGACAATGTCATTACTTTTGAAGTGAAAAATCACGATCAAAAACCAGTATCAATACTTAATACGTATACGCCATACGTAGAAATATTTACAGAAGATAACGTATTATTAAAGAAATACATAGGAACAATAAAGGAAACTACTACGCCATCATTTAAAGGGCAGTTTACAATTACAATAGCAGACTCAGATACGCTTAATTTAGACGCACAATACCTATCATATTCCGTATACCTTACAAATACCAGTAGCATTAACACATTAACTTATGCTGATACACAGTATGGAATCACAGGAACTATTGAGCTTACAAATGAAGCTTTTCCTGGAGCAATTGACAGTAAAACAGTGGACACATTCGTTGACGGTATTAGTTCTGTTGTGGATGGTGAGCCACACACTAATAGCAATAGTGCTTTACATACAGCGGCATTTTACACCACAGGATTTGATGGCACAGTAATTGTACAAGGCACTTTGGATGCCAATAATACCACAAGCTGGTTTGATATCTCAACCGAAACACTGGCATCTCCTACACAACCTCACTATGTAAACTTCAACGGAGTGTTCAGTAATTTAAGATTTAAAGTTACCAATTCCAGTGGTAATTCTGGTACAGTTGATAAGATTTTGATAAGAAATTAGTTGACAATCTGACACTTATATACTATAATACTAGTATGAGTATTGTATACGAAACCTTGAGCCTTCATCTTCCGCATAAGCGTAAAACAACACCATCTGGTTGGTTAAGTTTTAATGCTCCTTGTTGTGTTCACAATGGTACAAGTGCTGATACAAGACAACGTGGAGGAATAAAAACAGGTGAAGGTGGTGGCGTAAGTTATCATTGTTTCAACTGTGGTTTTACAGCATCTTGGATGCCTGGAAGAAGAATTACGTACAAGATGAAAAGATTGATGCAATGGTTGAACGTTCCAGATGATACAATAACAAAAATAAGTTTACAAGTTTTAGAAACAGAAAAATTAGATAACGAACAACAATTGATATTGCCTAAGTTCGTAACAAAAGAATTGCCCGATGGAGCAAAGCCTTTACAAGAATGGGCAGACTACTGTTCTATGGAATCAACTGGTGTTGATAAAAACTTGATGAAGGTATTTGAATACCTACAATCAAGACAGTTGTATTTCGATGATTACGATTTTCATTGGTCACCTTTGAATGGCTATTCGGATAGATTGATTGTTCCGTTTTATTCAGATAAACGTGTTGTAGGATATACTGCGAGAAAAATTAAAGACGGAAATCCAAAATACATAAGTGATCAACAACCTGGATATGTTTTTAATTTAGATAATCAAAGGAATGGTAGAGTATACACAGTGGTTGTAGAAGGACCATTCGATGCTATTGCTGTTGAAGGAGTAGCATTGCTTGGAAGTGAAATCAAAGATCAACAGGCTATGTTAATTAATAGTTTAAATACTAAAGTAATAATTGTTCCTGACAGAGATGAATCAGGAAAAAAAATAATAGAGCAGGCGTTAGAATTAGGTTGGGGTGTAAGTATGCCTCAATGGGATAAAGAAGTAAAAGATGTAAATGAAGCCGTTCAAAAATACGGAAAAATTTATACACTACATACAATAGTAGGTAGTGCTGAATTTAATGAACTAAAAATAAAGCTAGGAGCAAAAAAATGGTTTGGTTAAAAGCGTTTTGGGAATGGATTACATTTCCTATAAAGTTCTATGTTGAACTTTTAAAAGAAAAGAAAAAACAAAGAGCTCTACAGAAGAAAATAAAAGAGCTTCAAAAAAGAGATCCGTTTATATACAAGTAGGATAGGAGGTGAACAATTGATGAGTGAATTTACACAAGGAATGCTAAACACCCTGAAGAGTTTGATAGGATCATCAAGTCTTGGTCTTTCAATAATATTTTTTATTGGACATGTTATCATTGCTATGGCAGTGGTCAGTTTAATAACAGGTGCTAGTATTTGGGAAGCAGGAGCAGTTGCTCTTATTGAACCAGCAGTCAATTCGGTTTGGTTCTATGTGTTACACAAAATATACACAGTAGTCAACGCTTCATAGGAGAACTTATGGCATTTAATTTTTGGCAATCCCATCCTCTCGGAAGTAAGAAGGACAAAGTAACATGGGGTATGGTTGGTAACAGTCATGACGCGAGTATGGCATGTTTCATCGGCGACAAACCAGTGTGGGCATGTATGGCAAAAGATTTTGATGTTGCTAAAATGAAAGACAGTCATCCTGACTTTCATTGGACCATGATACAGGTAGCATTACAAAGTTACGGACAGCCTGATAAAATTGTTTGGTATGAAAATCCATTTCTTAAAACAACAAGACAATGGTGGGCAGGACAAGGTTGGTTAGCAAAAGAAAATAATATAAGAGACTATCTTTCACAGTGGGATATTACAGCACCAATAGAATATGCTTGGCATCATCATGCTCATGCTTCATATGGATACTACACAAGTGGATTTAAAGACGCAACAATTTTGTGTATGGACAGCATAGGAGAATGGGAAAGTTTGACTATATGGTCTGGAAAAGGCGATAAACTTAAAAAAGTATATTCGCAAAAGTATCCACATAGTGTTGGATTATTTTATAGTGCTATGACCCAACGTTGTGGCTTAGAACCAAACAAAGAAGAATATGCCGTTGCCAACCTTGGCAAGGGAGCCAAAGGTGTTTATGTCCGTGCCTTGGAGAAGACTTTAATAAATGAAGAACTAGATGGCAGTATGCCGGGTGTTCATTTTAATGTAAACCTACATAGAGGAGGAAAACACATTCTTCCTGAATTGGACGACAATATTGAAATGGCTTTTGCTACACAGGCCGTTTACGAAAAAATATTAAAATCAAACAGTGATTGGTGTAAGAAAAAATTACCAAGCAAAAATTTAATTATTACCGGAGGTTGTGCTTTAAACCAAAAAGCAAATAAGGTGATTGAAAAGGATTGGAAAAAAATGTACGTTCCAAAAAATCCTGGAGATCCAGGAAGTTGTATTGGAGCAGTGGCAAGTAAAATCAAAAAACAACTTGACTATAACGAAAAGATATGGTATAATAGAAAGTAATGATAGGATTATTTTTCATAGGTATAATTTTCTCAGTAGCATTTATGTGGTTACTATTATGGGTAATGAGTAAAGAAGGAGAAAATCTTGATAACAGAAGTTAATAGCAAACTCAATAATCAGTATCCAAAATTGCTACAAGCAGTGAGTTCAGATCTGCCAGATGAGACCAAGAAGGCACTGGTATATAAATTTGTTGAAACATTAGAAGAATTAGTAAAGGCATTAGATGAAGCAAAACGTTGATTATGGATATGATATACAAAAAGTATATTTAGAAATGATGCTCAGTGATGCTGAGAGTTTCGTAAGATGTCAAGGTGTGTTTGATCACAGTTTATTTGATAGAAGATTACAAAAAGCGGCACAGTTCATTTATGAATATGTAGGAGAACATAATGTTTTGCCTACACAGGAAATGGTAAATGCGGCAGGTCAAACAAACTTAGAAGTGCCAACAGGATTACAAGAAAATCATTATGATTGGTTATTACAAGACTTTGAAACATTTACTAGACACAAGGCATTAGAAAAAGCAATACTTGAAAGTGCTGACTTATTGGAAAAAGGACAGTATGGTCCTGTTGAACAAAAGATTAAAAATGCTGTACAAATTGGTTTACAGAAAGACTTAGGAACAGACTATTGGTTGAATCCTAAAGAAAGACTTTTAGCAATTAAGAGCAATAATGGGCAAGTGAGTACAGGTTGGAACAGTTTAGATAAGAAACTGTTTGGTGGCTTTAATAGAGGCGAACTTAATATTTTCGCAGGTGGTAGTGGTGCTGGTAAGAGTTTGTTCCTAGCAAACTTAGGAGTGAACTGGGCACTAGCAGGAATGAATGTGTTGTACTTAACACTTGAACTTTCTGAGAACTTGGTTAGTATGCGTGTTGATAGTATGGTGACAGACATTCCGACTAGAGATATATTTAAAGATGTTGATGAAGTTGAAATGAAAGTCAAAATGATTGGTAAGAAAGCGGGAGCATTACAAGTCAAGTACATGCCAAGTGGCAAGACACCAAATGATATTAGAGCTTACTTAAAAGAATATGAAATCAAGATGAATAGAAAAGTCGATGTGTTATTGATTGACTATCTTGATTTGCTTATGCCGAACGGTGCTAGAGTCAGTGCTGAAAACTTGTTTATCAAAGATAAGTTTGTATCTGAAGAACTACGTAACTTGTCCATGGAACTGAACTGTGTGTTCGTTACAGCATCGCAGTTGAACAGAGCCAGTGTTGAAGAGATTGAGTTTGATCATTCGCACATCAGTGGTGGTTTGAGTAAGATACAAACTGCTGACAACGTTATTGGTATATTCACAAGTAGAGCTATGCGTGAACGTGGTAGATATCAGATACAACTTATGAAAACTAGAAGTTCAAGTGGTGTAGGTAGCAAGGTTGATTTAGAATTTGATGTTGACAGTTTGCGTATTAGAGATTTGGCAGAAGATGATGAGTATCAAGAATTTGATAAACGTAAGTCAACTATCTATGAAGGTCTTAAAAGAAAGACAATGTCTAGTACGGAAGGTGAAACAGACGAAGCTGATCCAAATCCTAAGACAGGTGATAGCGTAGGCAAAATCAAAGCAGAAGCAGATTCAACAAAACTAAGATCGTTCCTAGCAAATCTAGGAGGCGATGATGAAGATTAAACTCACAGCATTTCAACAACCTGTCTTTAGAGAGCCATTAGAAAATCTAGAATGTACTCTAGATATGCTTAAAGACAATAGCAATACTGATTGGATACTTACTCCTGAATGTGCTGTCAGTGGCTACTGCCAGGCTCCTGTGCTATATCAACCTTTTACTGTACAAGTGAAACACGTTGAAATGGCTATAACAAAGATATCAGAAAAGGCAAAAGAACTTGGTGTAGGAATAGGAATAGGATCAAGCATTAGAGGCAAAGATACTTTTCCGTATAACGGAATTTTGTTTTACAACAAGGCGGGAGAAGAAGTTTCTGTTTACAAAAAAAGACTGCTTACACAAGGATGGGAAGGTGGTGGAGAATTACACAGTTATTTGGCTGGTCATGTTCCTAGTTATTTTTACCTAGATGAACACGAACAAGTAAAAGCATCTGCTCTTATCTGTAATGATATATGGTGTATGCCAAGAAGTGCTCCTAACGGCAATCCTTACTTGACAATTGAACTAGCAAAGAATAACGTAGATGTGTTATTTGTTGCTTCTAACTGTAACGGAGTTGAACCAGATCCGTTAGCAAAAGTTTGGAACGAAAATCATTTACAAGTGTTTGCCAAGGAGTTTGGATTTTACATAGTTCATTCAAATAGTGCTACATCTGTAAAACATGAAGATACTGATTACCTTCAATGTTCTTCTGGTATTATAGGTCCTGATGGAAATTGGATTGCTAAATGTAAGGATACCGGAATGGATAGTGTGACAGCAGAAGTAGAAATCAAACCAAGAGTTACAATCCAAAAAGCCACTGACGCCATCTTTAGCCGATCATAAATACTTTGCTTAGGCACATAGGCAATTGGAGGCTATAATGAAAACAGACTTAGAAAACATACAATTACTCTTGGATAGATTTAAAAGGCCAATACCAGACAAAGATAATTACAGGACAAGGCTGGCAGAAGAATTTGAACTTATCCTTAATCAGAGATTCACTGATTACTTCTTACAAATATGCGATATCATTGATATAACACAAGACCTTACTCACATGACCAGAGGGTCAGCGGGTAGTAGTTTGGTTTGCTACCTACTAGGCATCACAGATGTTGATCCAATCAAATGGAACATACCCGTAGCACGTTTTATGAATCCATTGCGTGACGAC